CCCGGACTTTCTGAGTGCTTTCACGGGCACCATCCGCTCATCAGTTCTCTTCGTCTGATCTGTCGTTTGGTACTATCGTGGTTGAGCATCCGTGTACGGTCATTTGAAGCCCTTCTGTTTCATTGAGCCCTTTGTTTGTTTTGAGTCATTGGTTCGTTTGCTTGAGTTAACGGTTGGTGTCTTCTTTTTCCCCCGTGAGTCTGCGACTGCCTTTGCCGCGGAATGTGCGAGTTGCAACATATTTCCGCCAGGTATTAGCGGTGCTGCAAACTTCAGCCCTTTTCCGACGGCCTGCAGGATCCTCTGGTGGGAATTGTTTTCGTAGAAGAGGCCAGCTCGCATCACAGCAAGCATTGCCGCGTGGTACGTTTCAATTGGCATGCGTGAGTAATCTAACTGGTATAATGTAGAGATTGTACGGAACTCCCAGTGTGTGTCCAAGGTCATAGCCAACTGTGTGTCGTCCGTCGTGTCCAAATCCGTCAAAATGATTGCGTTCATATATCTAGGATTTAGGTTCATCACGGGACGTTCAGCCAGTCGCTCAGGGACAAAAATTGGCACAGAGCCGCCACCGTTTCCGATTAAAGCATCGTTTACACGCACAGTCTCGTATGGGGTAGTAAATACGAGACTCTCTTGGTCCGGAGCCGTGAAAGTATACGCGCCCTTCTCTAGCGCCCCGAAATAACGAGTCTCAGGGTTCGAGGTTGACACAGTCGGCACATCCGCGTCCATGAACGTGCGTCCAGAGTCAGGGTTAAAAATAACTCTGGATGACTCAACCGTGCCTTCCTTGTTCAGAACCTTTGTTACATTGGTTAGTAACAAAGCGCTAGCATTCAAGCGGGTGGACCGGAATGGTGCGACGGAGTTGTAATACTCTGGATTCACCGAAGTGGCAGGGTAAGAAAGACAACGAAATGTCTTTGTGGCTCCGGGTGGATGCGATCCTTTCTCGGCCAATAGTATAGTTGGGTATACACTCATGGCCGGGTAATCGTGTAGTGTTCCATTGCTCTGTTTGAGCTTGAGCGGACCGGTGTAAGACAGGGACTTGATCCTGACTAACGCCGTGTTCGGATCAATACTAAAGAAGCCAGTGTAAGTTCCTGAGGTCTCGTTTTTCTTGGTATAATCCAAGTCACAAACCATGGAGCCGGTGGTTCCAGTGGAGTCAACGGTTTCAATCGTGATGGTGTAATCCAACACGACTGCTCCCGTTGGGATCTCGGTCACAGGCTCACCAGGTCTGTAAGTGGCTATTGGATAGTTGCGTGGGTTCGCAGTATCAGTATGGAAAAGTGCCACTCCCAACTCCCCAAGGAATCCAGATGCTTTGCCGTAAGAATCAAGGGTCTTGGGGACGACGAACCATTGCTTGGAGTCGAACTCGCCGCTGGGTAGGCGGTTGTAAAACTCCCAAGGGTACATCTTGGAAAATGTGACAGTGGACGTAGTTAGTTCACCCGCGGAATTAATATCCACCGGCTCTGCCCTTGCCAAGACTGAGCCAGTGTATACTGATGGATTGCCGCCGATCGTCTTTTGTAGAGTATGAACGGTATCAAGTAACAGTGGAGCGGCAGGGTCTCGTGTCACGAGGAAGCGTTTCCGTCCAAGCACGTTCTGGTCGGACGGATCGGCTTCGTCTCTGAGACTCTGCGTGTTTTGATATCGGTAACGAAAAGTAGCAGTTTTGTCAATTGAAGGGTACGTCGGTAAACGAACAGGCGCTCGCTCGTTGGGCAGGCAAATAGTCTGCGCAATCTCATCGAGGGACTTCAATCCGGTATGCGACATTGTAAATTAGACTGGTGTTAGAATAAACACATCAGAAAGCGTGTAAGGCGCAGGCGGCGCCACACACCTGGTATGGAGGGATTAACACTCATCGGTGACGCACATGAAGCGAAGCGCCATGTCGTCAACCACATACGGCAGGCAGGGTACCGCCTGGATCGCCTGCACCGTGCGGAGGAAATCATCCGCAGTCGGTGAGCACATGGGGGCATCACCCCCATAAAGCGTGGGAGTGGAATATGAACGCTCAAGACACAATAGTGTGTGCCGATCGTAAGTCAAATCCTTTGTCCCCGCCTGAACCGTCCAATTGGTCCAGGGCTTGTTCTCGTCTACCGGTTGCGGAGTGCGCTTGCACCCCTGACGCAGCAGGAGGACTTGCCTGGCCATATCGGATAAAATTGGCACGTACGGCTGTGTGCGGACGATGGAATCAGCGACTCCTGTAGCCCACGCAGCGGCATCACCTTTGGTCAGGTCCAGCATCCAGCCTAGCTTGAACGCTGCCCGTCCGACAGTTCGCCCCCACAACCAACGCCGTCCCAATGGGGTGGGGACGTTGTAGGGGCGCATTCCCAAGTAGACCGCGCTGCCAATATAATTGGTGCAGTCCATCTTGGTTACCAGACCGAATCGCTTGACGTTGCGCTCCAATTCGCGCATTATCCGGGCGCGGTCTGGCCAGAGATGCTTCGGAAGGAAGCCAAGAGTGTCGTCCCCTGTGATGCTAATGCGAATATACGCCATGGCGTAACGCAAGTGCTCCATTCGGAGATCCTCCAACTCAACGCCCGCAACGGCCGCTGCCACACTCAATCCCATTACTAGCCCGTTCAACAGGGCGTTCATAAGGCTAGTGTCATCGCGGCCCGAAGCTAGCATGATGGCTGCCTTGTACTTCATCTCACCCATTCTGCCTCTTGGGGCTCTCCAGGCTGCAATCAGTCGCGCAAACTCAGGGTCCGTTAGCATCTCGGAGTAATAACCCTCGACAAGACGCATACTCTCCGCGGAGTGTGTGCAATCAAACATGGAGTAGTCACACCAAAAGGCGAAAACTTCTCCATCCTCACAGCCCCGGATACTGGAATCCAACCAACCCTGCAGGTTCTCCGGTGTGGTGGCACCGTAGAACAGCCAATTGTCAGATCCCCAGTGCTTTTTCAAGCGCTCCAACTTGGGCTTTATGATCGGGCCGGCGACAATATGCGCTTTGTCTTTGGGCGCCATGATCATGCGAGCGATCGACTCTCGAAGTGGCTTTGCTTCACACCAGTTAAACTTCTCATAGCTCGCGAGGAGCTCCTGCTTAACAAATGCGGAAAAAGTCAAATCCTTGTCACTCAACCCGCCATCGTTGAGGTACTCGGCGTATGCTCGCTCAAGTGCGCGTCTGCGACGAGCCGGCATACTTGCGATCCAAGACTCAACCGTCATTCGTTCCCCATCGAGTGCACGCGGGTGCAGGAGGACTTCCTTAAAAGTGTCCATCACTGCCCAGGCGGCTGGGGACGACGTGGGTTTAGCGAGAAAGGCACGCCCAATTAGCGCCTGCATTCTTGAGTATGTGCCCTTCCGCGTCACCATGGGGTAACACCCCGAGACACCAATTCCCGCGAGAACACATTCGCGCTTTGGTCGCTCAAGACTGGTGTCTATCTTGGCGAGGTCCCCTTTCTCCACCTCATACAAGCGACCAGCTTCTGGGATACGGGATTTCTTCGAATTCCGCAACCACGGCACTTCCGACCTGTGCATCGTGATCGCGCCTTTCGGAATATCAACCTTTGCCCACTTGCTCGCTTTTGGTGGCAGGGTGGAAGAGTTCAAGTGTACCCGCCCCGGGTGGCCCGCGGCGACAGTGAGGTTCTGTTGAATCTGCAAGCCCATCGTAGAGACGGCACCGCACTTCTTCAACTTATCCTGACAATCGTTGCACTCCCGGTGTTTCCACTTGTATTTGTTTTTGGGGGGGGATGCACCGCAGCTCGCGCACCGTTTTGGGTCGCTCAGTGCCGGCGTGCAATAGCCCTTCTTCCCAAACTCTGACTCCAGTGTCCCTTTCTGGGATCTGAGCCCCAAGAGGGCAGCCTTGGGGGTCAAGTTCTGGTCATCAGCATTCTCGATGAACAGGGTGTGGTACGCCCCGCGCAAATCCTCACGTGCGTACTGAGCCGTCAAAGCCCACTCCGCCCGCTTGGCACCAGCAAACCCTGCCAGAGACTTAGGCTCTAGCTCCCGCCCCGGGAGATTTGTCGCGTGTTTAACGCATGCTTTTGGCTGTCTGGCCAGTCCGTTCGCAGACGCCCATGCGCCGACCTCCTCACACGCCTCCCGTAAAAACCTAGGACAAGAGAAGAGTCCTTTTTTCGGCACATTGTGCGCCGCCATCTTCATTCGGTAGTACGAGCACGTCCCATGATGCCCGATAAAAGTCAGGGTATAGGACATGTTGTCGAACTGCACAGATGCAATCCAGCCGGGATTGTACTGACCGTTGCTCAGCAACACCGGGTTTAGTGGGTCCGGCCCAACTCCACGGGAGACGTAGTAATAACTTCTCCGAGTGAAATTGAACCGGTTCAACACCTCTGGGTGCAACTCGGTCAGCCCAATACCCCCCTCGTACTGTGCATCTGAGTGCGCAACACAGCCCTCGGGGACCAAATCCCCACATGCGTACGCGCGGGCACGAAGCTGGCCGCAGGTCATGGGGATGTGGTCCATGCCACGCCGGCCACCAGTTACACTCATTCGAGCAATCCGTTCAATCTCGTCATCCGTGTAATCGAAGTCCAACGTTGGGGCTATGTTGTGGGTTTTGACAAACTCCACACTTCTATGCAAGTACCTTACGTACTTGGCGGGCAGCATAAGCCCAGAAGGCTCATCGCCGTCTCCTGGACCCGGTCCTGTCGCACGCTCTTCCATCGTGGGAACTTGTCCGCTGGGTCCAGGTTCATCCATCCGGATGATATCCCCTGGGGAATCAGGGCCTTCCCCGCAGCCGGTGGTCGGCACGGTACTAGGCCCTGCGCATCCAGGGTCAACCGGGGCTTCGGGAGCTGCAGCTGGTTCCTGTACCACAGCGGCACTGGCTACTTCGGCTTCAGGCTCCGACGCCTCCTCGGTCACTTCGGTTGGGTCAGCCGTGACTTGATCGGCGTACCCAGCGCGGTCCCGCATGGCCTGCAGAACACGTCCTGCGGTCTTGCGGACCGCTCCGGCGGCGCAATAGTGCGCCTTGGGGCTATCAACGTCATCAATAAAGATGATGGACTGCCTCCTATGACCCTCAGTGTGGCGGGTGAGCATTGGGTGATATTCAAGCAATGTTCCACCTTTACACTTAAGTCGGTAGACGTCCAGGCCGCGGAATTCGACTTTCCGCTCCCGGGCGTCCCAGGCTGCCCAAGACTCCCACTTGTTGAGGGCCCTGAGCATTTTAGCAAGGCAGATCCCACCAGTTCTGCCC